CTCGGGAGCGGCGCGGAACGCCGCTGCGCGCGCACTTCTCCCGCCCGCCCTGGTGGCGGTATTCTCCTTCGTAGCCATCGGCTCTTCCTTATCGGGGTGGCGTTGGTGGTCAGGCCGGGCGTGGAGGGTGGTAGCTCCACGCTCGGCCGCTTGCCCGGAGAACCCGCCGGGCGCGGGATCTCAGGCGGTGCCCTGCAGGGCAGCCTCGATGCTGGCGATCCAGCGAAGCTGGCGGACGCTCGTGCCGTCGCTGTGTTTCTTGTTGGTGATGTCCCAGCGGCCGAAGGGCTTTCCCTTCTCGGTCAGCGCCCAGGTGCCGTCCTCAGCCTTCTCCTGGAAGCCGCGCTCCACCAGCAGCTTGTTCACCTTGATGGCGGAGAGACCGCCGAGCCGCTGGCCGATCTGCGTCGGCGTCAGGATGTCCTCCTGCTCCGGCGCAGCCAGGTGCGTCACGCCCGAGCGGGTCCAGGCCAATCTCGGCGCGGGTCGCGCGCGCCGCGGCCATCGTGGCCATTCTCGGCTCCAGGTCGATCAGCTTGGCGATGTCGAGGAAGGCCGCGAAAGTCTTGGCGGCGGCGGGGGCACGGAGGCCGCGCGAAGTGGCAGGAGCCGAGTAGGAGCCCGTCCTGCGAACCGAGGGCAGCACCTCCTCAAACACGAAGCGCTCGAAGCGTTCCGCCGCCGGGAGGTTGCTGCTGATGATGAGGCGCAGGACGTCGGGTTCGGAGAGGACCCGGAGGTTCTGCACTCCGCCCGCCGTCGGAAGGGGGTAGCGTTTCGCGACCCCCTTGCAGTGCTTCGAAAATGCGTCGGCGGGATTGGCGTAGCCGAGCCGTTCGGCCACGTCGTTCCCCACGAAGTGCGGCTCACTGTCAATGGTAACAACCCGCACCTGCTTCCCCTCGAAGGCGAAGGGGATCACCGCGTGGGTGGGCTGAAGGTCGGTCTCGGTCTCGGACACGGGCGGCTCCCTGGGTGGGTGCCCCACGAAAGCGCTAATAACCGTCGACGTCAACCGTTAATATCGGTAATTCCCCACCGCTCCTACAGCTCTCGCTCTAGCTTTGTTGGTGGCCATCCACGCCGAACGGTGCGGGCAGATGTCCGTTGCTGGCTATCTTGAGGAGAAGGTTATGCTCATGAAGCTTCAGGGCCAGACCTAGGCGTTCTTCAAACGGTTTGTCCGGACCCATAAAAAGGATACAAATTGACCACTCGATCGCCTCGTTTAATATATGATCGATCTGTTCTGCACTGAACTCTTGGACTGAAGTAACCTTGCGGTAAATTTCCACAAGCTCCTTGACTGTTTTGCCCACCTGCTTAGCAAACTCTACTCGATCAAGGACATTCTGTGGGTCTGCAAATAGTTTTCTCTCTTCTGGTCCGGCATTTGCCATGCGTTGGTCAAGAATTTCTCGCTCTTCCTCAGCTACTATATCGGACAGAATAATTCCAAAGTATCCAGACAGTACAGCAAGCGCCTTAAGTGGAGGAGTAACTTTACCTGTTTCGTAGTCTGCGATTGCCGACTGCGAGAGGCCAACAGCTGTTGCTAGTTCCTTTTGCGATACGCCTTTGTCTCGCCTGAGTTCAGTTAGGCGCCGCGCGAGTAGTGGCCGCTCTCCCTCAGCCACCCGCGGCGGTCTCCCCCGTGCCATCAGCGAATAACCGATATAAGCGGTTGACTGACCGGGCCGGTCGTGTTGATCCTAATTACCGCCATGACCCATAAATCCTCACGCATTCGGTCGGTAGTCGCCCGGTTTGGCGGCCAGACTGCACTTGCCCGAGCACTTGGAACGAAGCAGTCGACTGTCTGGGGCTGGGTGTCAAAGGGGTACGTGCCGTCGCGGCGCATCCCACAGATCATTGCTGCAGGCGCGGCCCTACCGGCTCCCGTCAGCTTGACCCCCGCTGACTTCTTTGAGCCGGCTCTCAGCAGGGTCAGGCGTGCCCGGTCGGCCGGCCCTTCGAGGGCCGCCTGATGGATTGCTCGTTTTTCGCAAAGCCGATCCAGCCCAGTCCGGGATGCATGATGGCCGTGATCCTGCGCCCGTCCGCATCCGTGGTGACGCGCATCGCATCGCCCAGATTGATCCGGCTCCCCTGGAACAGGAAGGCAGTGCGCTTCGGCAGCATCGCCGCGCGGCAGGCCGCCAGCTTCCAGATTAGCGCCTCCACCTCGGCCGCCCCGAGCAGCGCTATCTCCAAGCCCATGGCAACCCGGGAGAGCATCCCGTCGTCGGCCACCAGGCACTCCACCCGCTCGATCGTCCTGCTCATCGCCTCGCTCCCGGCTGATGACCTGGACGCTATCTCCGCCGGCGCCGCCCGGCTTCCCGAAATCCGTTTGGGGTCTGCAACATGAGCCGCTTCAAGGGTGTTAGTGAGCAGATTGTAAACGACATCCGCGCGGGCTGGCGGCAGCTCGTGCGCGAAATGGGTGGCGTGGATCGCACCTCGAAGGTCTGCGGCGTCACGATCAGCCAGATCTCCGTCTATGGCTCATTGCACGGCGACAGCCTTCCATCGCTCGCCACTGTGCTGGCTGCTGAAACTGATCTTGGCCAAGCGCATGTCACCGAGGCTCTCGCCCGCGCGACCGGGCACATCCTGGTGCCCATCAAGCCCGTGGTGGATGGAGATCTTGGCGCGCTTCTCGCCCGCGTCGGTGCTGAGACGGGCGACGTGTTCAATCGCTACGCTCTGGCTCTGGCCGGCGACGGGAAGGTGGGTGCTGAGGAGCGCCGGGAGATCGCCTGCGAGCTGCAGGACCTGATCCAGGCGGCGACCGCGGCGCTGGGGCACCTGCAGGCGCAGCCGGCGCACGTGGCAGCCCGTCGCGAGACGGCGAGCGTCGGATGAGCGTGTTGGAGACAGCCCTGGCCGCCGGCTGCAGCTACGCCCAGATCGGCGCCGTCCTCGGCATCTCGAGGGACGCGGCGCGGATGCGGGCGAAGCGGGCAGGGCTGAAGCCGCTCCATGGCGTCAGGCGACCTAACCCCGAGACAGCCCGGCGCGTCGCGGTCGCGCGGGACATGCTGGCTCGGGGCTGTGACACGGCCTCGGTCAGCGAGCGGCTCGGCATGACGGCCGCGACTGTGCGGGTGATGCTCAGGCGGGCGGGGGCGGCGTGACCGACAGGCTGGAACCCTCAGAGCCCGCGATCAGCCGGTTCGTCGGTGCGCTCTTCCGGTATGCTGACCCGGAGACCTTCGTCTCGCTTCGGGCCTTCGACCAGTTCCGTCGCGATGTTCCGCCTGTCCTGATCGAGGGCGTTCAGGTGGGCGAGGATGTGGCTGGCGTTGTCCATCGCGCCGTCAGGGCCGCAGGAAGCACCGCCAACCGGCCCGAGCCCGTTGTATTCGCGCCGCCCGTGGCGACGTTCCGCAGCGACCGCAAGGCCAGCATGGCCGACATGGCGAACGGCGTGGCCCTCTCAGTCGAGATGGACGAGGGGAACCCCCAGCGTGCCCTGGCACAGCTCTCCTTCCTTATCGGGCCGCCGACCGTCATCGTGGCCTCGGGCGGCGAATGGACGGATCCGGAAACAGGGGAGGTCTTCGCCAAACAGCATTTTCACTGGCGCCTGACCGAACCGACCCGCACCGACGATGAGCACCGGCGCCTGCAGGCTGCGCGGGAAATGGCTGCGGCGCTTGTGGGTGCGGATCCGACAGCAGCGCCGCCGTGCCACCCCTTGCGTTGGCCGGGCTCCTGGAACCGCAAGCGCAATCCGAAGCTGGCCGATATCATCGGCGGCGACGACACCGCCGAGATCGACCTCCAGGAGGCCTGTGACCGCCTGGAGGAGGCGGTGGAGGCTGCTGGCCTCCGTGGGATGGACGAGGGCCCCAGGGCCTCGGGTGAGCCGCAGGCGGCCATCGATCTGATCGTCTCGGCGCTCGCGTCCATCCCGAACGAGGATCTGCACTGGGATGACTGGACCAAGATGGGGCTCGCCGTGTGGCGCGCCACCGGCGGTTCGGTCGAGGGGCTGAACGCCTGGGCGGATTGGTCCGCGAAGTCGAAGAAGCACGAGGACCAGACCTGCGTGGACCGGTGGAAGCACTTCGCTGCCCACCCTCCCAGCAGGATTGGCGCCGGCAGCATCTTCTTCCGCGCCAAGGCTCTCGGTTGGCAGCGGCCGATCCGCGCCGGCCAGAGCACGAAGGCTGGGCCGGACGACTACGAGGTGCCGCCCTATACCGAGGAGGATGTGCAGGGTCCGGGGGAGCCGGACCCGGAGCCGTCTTTTCGGCGGCCGGAGGCTAACCGAGAGACCAGTGCTGGCAGGGGTCGCGCCAGGGCGGGCGTCGAACCTGCCTGGCAATCGCCCATCGACTTCTTGGCCGAGGACGAGACGACCGGCGTGCCCGAGTTGCGTCGGGAGCACGTCCCGGAAGCGCTGTGGGATTTCGTAACCGACACTGCCGATCGCATGGGGGTGGATCCGGCCTCGGTGGCCCTCACCGCCATTGTGACCTGTGCCTCTGTCGTGACAGACGACTGGGAGCTTCAGCCGAAACGGTTTGACTATGAGTGGACCGAGCAGCCGCGGCTGTGGGGCGGCATCGTTGGCGATCCTTCCGTTCTCAAGTCGCCAGTATTGAAGGCGTGCACCAAGCCCCTGGACAAGATCGAGATGCGAGCTCGCAAGGCCCACGACGAGGCCATGGAGCGGTATCAGAAGGAACATGCCGCCTGGAAGAAGGCCAAGGGGGAGGCTGTCGATGAGCCTCGCGCGCCTAAGGCGGTGCGCTACCTGGTCGGCGACACGACTGTGGAGAAGCTGGGCGAGCTTCTGAGGACCGACGCGCAATCCCAGTACCGAGCCCCGGCGAAGAAGGTACTGGTGCGATCCGACGAACTAGCCGAGCTGCTTGGCAGCTTCGATCGGTACAAGGGAGGGGGCAGCGGCAGCAGCGATCGCGGCGCCTATCTCCGGCTCTATAACGGCGGGCCCCACGCGATCGATCGCGTCATGCGTGGCTCCTTCACCGTGCCCAATTGGTCCGCTTGCATCGTGGGCGGCATCCAGCCCGACGTGTTCAAGGCCATTGCCACGAACACGAAGGAAGACGGGCTCATGCAGCGCTTCATGTTCTGCGTGCCCGGCCCTACCGGCGAGGGCAAGGACCGGGAGCCCAATGCGGCCGCCATTTCCCGGTACAGCGCCATGATGGAGGCGCTGACGGCGTTGACGCCGAACGTCGCGCAGATCGGTACATCATTGCCCCCAGTCGTTCTCCATGCTGACGCCCACCAGCACCGGGAAAGCATCGGAGACCTCGTCAGGGCCCTCTCTAGCCTGCCGGATACACCGGGGCGCCTGAAGGCCGCCTACGGCAAATGGAGCGGTCTGTTCGCCCGCGTCGCCCTGACCTTTCACCTAGTTGAGACCGCTGACGCCATCGCCCGAACCGGACAGCGTCCACCGACGCAGATCCTGAGCGAGGCTACGGCACGGCGCGCGGCGGCTTACATGGAGGACGTGCTGCTTCCTCACCTGCTGCGGGCGGATGCTGTCATCTACACCACCGCGCAGACCGGACATGCCCAGTGGATCGCCAAGTTCATCCTGGCTCAAGGAAAGGCCCGGGTCACCGCGCGCGACATCACCCGGGCCTATGGCTCCTTGCGCCCGCCCGAGAAGCGCAAGGAGCTGGGCGAGGTCATGGAAGGCCTCGTCACGATGGCCTGGGTGGCCCGCGAGAACCCAGACATGCCGCCGTGGGAACAGACTGCTTGGCTGATCAATCCAGCCGTCCTGGAGCGCTTCAGGGCACGGGGCGAGGAAGAGCGTGAGAGGCGGGCCAAGGTCCGCGAGGAAGTCGGCGAATTGCTCAGGAAGAGAAAGGCAGGACGAGGATGATGTCGCAGGTGTCAAAGGGGGAGGGCGGACGGATGCGACGTTTGCGCCGCGTCGGATGCGCGCCTGAGGCCAGAAACTCCGAGGTTTTGGCCGGGGCAGGCCATCTCGAAGCGCCGATGTCGCAAATGTCTCTTACGCGCGTCGAATATAAAGCCATTTTCCTTCTCCTCTCTCTCATTCTTTCCCCTTCTCCCTTTGCCCCGTGCGCGCGAGGGACATTTGCGACATCCACAGTCGGGGCGGTCGCAGCATGAGCGCCGAGATGATCGCCGCTTGTATGGCGGCTTACCGCCAGCACTGCATTGCGCAGGACGAAGAGGACGCCCGGAAGAGGGCAGCGGGTGAACCGCGGGCGCCCATCGTGGTCCTCACGATACGAGACCTGATGCGCGAGCGCAGCGCCGAGGAGCGGGTCGAGACCCTGCTGAAGGATCCGATCCGGTCGGCCCTCAAGGGAAAGGTCCGCGCGATTGGCTGGGGCATCTGGCGCAAGGGCGGAACCGACGGGATGCAGAAGGTGTCGGACAGGGTCGAGGACCTCTGTCCGGACTTCCCGACCTTCGCAGGCGCCGCTCTCGACAAGTGGTGGGATGGCATTGGGGATCTGAACGATCCGAAGGGGATGTGGGTGGCATGACGATTGAACCGAAAACCCTGGAACAGATCCATGCTGATCCGTTGGCAGTGATCCGCGAGGGCCTGGAGTGGCACCCTGATCTCTGGTGGGGCGGGCTGTTCGACTGGCGCTTCGAGCGGAAGCGGGTAATGGCAGACGGCACGACGCCGGAGCAGCGCCTGGCCATGCGGCGCGAGGCAACGCTGGACGAGCGAGGCGTGGGGCAGCTCCTCCGCGCCGCCGAGTTCATCGCCTGGGCGCCGCGGATCAAGAGCCTGAACAGGGGCCGCGGCACCTATGGCTGGAAGCACGTCGCCGAGCGCTTCCACAAGATCGAGCGCCCAGGTGCCGACTACTACGTGGGTGAGGGGGCCTTCATCATCGCGGCCAGGGCCATGGGCCTGACGGTGAGCCCGACCGGTCATGGCCACTACTACGTCAACCTCAGCGAGAAAGTCGCGAAGGAGATCAACAAGCGGAAGGAGGAGTGGGAGCGGCAGAACTGGGGCCGCGCCGCGGAAGGGGTAACTGCATGAGTTGGTATTCCCGTCCTCCTGCCCTGCGAACGACCAGCGCCGCCCTGGTCGGCTTTCCGCTCCCAACCGAGCATCGGCGCAAGATCGAGCCCGAGCCCTGCCCCCCGGATGAGGGGCGGCTTCAGCGAGCCCGCATGCTCTGCAGCGTGCTGGTGGCCAGTGAGATGGCAGCAGTGAAGGCGGAGACGCGCGCCAGGGAGATGAGCCGCGCTCGCCGGGTCGCTGCGGCGGAAGTTCGGGAAACAAGTTCGGACCGGGGAGCGCAGGGCCCGGCCATGGCGGGCAGGGGGCTTGAGGTGGTCACGGTGGAGGCGGACGTGCACGCACCCGACGGCAGCGTGAGCTTCGAGCGCAGTTCTGTGGCGAGGGTCATGGATGGGGTCATCGACCATTACACACGGATCGGCGTCCTGTGGGGCCGCAGGCTCGAGGCGGTGGTCACGCTGGCCGGGCACTACCAGGCGGGGCGGGTAGCGCCAGGCACCGCCCGCACGATGGGGGTCCGTGGCTATGGCGAGATGAGCGACTTCCAGGCCGAGGAGTGGAAGCGGTACTGCCAAGCCACAGACCATCTGTCGGTCGGTGTGCGGCACGTTGTGGAGGATGTGGCCCGCGGGCGTTTCCCGGCTGCTTTGGACGCCGTGACTAGGCTCAGGGATGGAGCCAGTGAGTTGGCGGACTATTTTCGGCTCTTCCCAGATAAGACCTCTTGACGACATCGCAGGGGCGCAACTACCTTCCAGCACAGAACACCACACGTGCGCCCAGCGCCCGGAGCCGCTTTCGGCCCGGGCGCTTGTCGTTTCAGGGGCTGTCCGCAGGGGGTGGTGACACGGTGTGACGTCATCGAACGGAAATGATGATGCTCGGCCTTCGCGTGCTACTACCCGGCTTCATTCGTCGGGGCGTGTGTCATCACGATGCGGAAGCACATCGGGCCGCCTCCGGCGGACAGCAGGGTGATAGTGGAACGGCGAGGCGACGTCTCAATGGGCTGGTGGTGGCGCATTATGACCGATGGAAAGACCATCGCCACGAGCGCCAAGTCATTCCGGAGCAGCGAAGAGGCTCTGGAAGTCGGGCAGGTCGAGCTAAAGCGCCGGCAGCAGTAGGCTCGGCCTAGCCGCTTCCCCTTGCAGGGAGACTAGCCTTAGTCAGTCGCGGACATGACCTGCCATACGCATCATGCTGTCGAGCGTTGGCGGCTCGGGGTCAGAAGCGAAGATCCGCTCCAATGAACCGTCCGCCTTCGCGACTTCCACGAAAGTCGCCTCGCCAGTGAGCCCAACCTTGGAAGCCACCGAGATAGCCGCCTTGGTCGCTGATGCCTCGGATCTGTAGCCGGGGTAAGTCAACGAGCCTTGGACGATCTTCCAGGCCGTGCCGTCGGCCTGCACTGTGTACGTAATCATAGTCAGCCCGCTCCTTGGTGGTTTCGATCCAGCCAAGCGGGGCTAACTCGAAGAAGACATATGGGCCCGCCGGGGTGCATTTACACGGCGAAGCCGAAGCGCGCTGCCCTCGCCTTCATGAGATCTCAAATGGGGGTAAATGCCCCTCGTCACGCCAGCGGTCGACCAGCTGGCAAGCGTGGGCGAGGTCGCCCGCGCCGCACCAGGGCGATGATGGGAGGCCCTGGATCATCACGGCGAATACGGTCTCGATCACGTTCGTCTCGATGAGAGTGCCTCGGTAGGCATATGTCGGGCCGCTCAGAGCACCCTTCTCAGCTTTGAGTACGGGGAAGTGCTTGGGGACCATACCAGCAGGCATCGGCGTAGCTTAGCATGGCAGACTTGGCCACGCGTCCCGCCGCGCGGGGTTTTGCATTTCTTGGGCGTCGTCATCATTGATGTGGACAGGAGGGCGCATGGCAAAGCCGGTCCTGACCGTCATCGCTGGTGGTCCTGACACAGGGAAGTCGCTCCTTGCCGAGGCGCTGGTCGCGTTCCGCAGCCAGACGATGATTGCAAGAGACCACGTCCGCGCGCTGCTGCAGCATCCGGTGGACGAGCGGCTGGTCACGCTGGTGACCTTTGCCATGGCCCGTGAGGTGCTGCGGGCCGGGCACTCGGTCTGCGCCGTGGGCTGGAACCTGGAACCGTCCGACCGCACCGGCTGGCTCGCGGTGGCGCGCGAGGCCGGAGCGGACTGCCGGTGGGTGCAGGTGGAAGCGGCGGTATGATCCACATCAGCGTCCGCCACGACTTCGATCGCCTCTCTCGCACCCTGGACAACTTCAGCAAGAAGCAGCTTCCGTTCGCGGCGGCGAGGGCACTGACCACGGTGGCCCGCGACGCAGGCGATGACTTCACCCGTTCACTGCCGCAGAAGCTAGATCGGCCGACGCCCTTCACGAGGAAGGCTATCGGCATTGTTTCCGCGCGCAAGAACAACCTGCGGGCCGTGGTGCTCATCAAGGACAGGCAGGCGTCCTACCTCAGATATCAGGAGGAGGGAGGACGTCGCGATCCCAAGCGTAAGGCGCTGGCGATGCCGGTGGGCATGAGGCTGAACCAGTATGGGAACATGGCCAACAAGGCCATCGCCAGGCTGGTGGGGCAGCCGAACGTGTTCGTCGGCACCGTGAACGGCGTCGGTGGTATCTGGCGGCGCCCTCCGCGTGGCACTCGCAGGGATGGCACCTATGGTACGGTTGGCGCCGATAAGGGGCTGAAGCTGCTGGCGGCCTTCAGACCTCACGCCACCTACATGCCGCGCCTCGGCTTCGGCGAGACTGTTGGCCTTAGCGTGAAGCAGCACTTCTCCCGACGCATGCGGGAGGCGTTGGTTCAGGCGCTGAAAACCGCACGCAGATGACCGATTTCCCTTGACTTCTCGCGCGGGTCCTTCCCGGGCCCTGCCCCCAACGCGGGGAATTCGCGACCGCATGTGTTTTCTAGCTGAGGTCCTCTGAAAGGTGTTGCAGGTGCAGGGCATCTCGATCAGCGAGTTCGCCCGGCGGGAGGGCTGCAGCCGGACCCTGGTCCAGCGGAAGATCGCGTCGAAACACCTGAAGGCGCTGGCCGACGGAACGATTGACCCCACCCTTGTTGGAACAGGCTGGCGCCAGGGCAACCGCACGCAGGTGCAGGGTGCAACACAAGCGGCACCTGTTGCGCCTGTTGCAGCCCTTCCCGGCGAGACGCCGGCGGAAGCCGCCGAGCGGATCGTGCTGGGAGGGACGGAGCTTCTCAGCCTCGCCGACGCGGAGACGCTGAAAGAGAACTACCTCGGACGGCTGAAGCAGCTCGAATACGATCTGAAATCTGCTGCCGTGGTGCCGCGGTCAGATATCTCGCGCCTGGTTGGCGCCGAGTACGCAGCGGTGCGGACGAAGCTGTTGGCCATTCCTGCCGAGCAGGCGCCGCGCATTCATCGCTGCAAGACGGTGGCCGAGGTGCAGGACGTCCTGATGAGCATCGTCGTGGAGGCTCTGGAGCAACTCACCGGTGACCGAGAGCCCGCTACCGCCTGAGCAGGGTCGATATGACCGCGGCACCGAAGCGCTTCGCCAAGAACTCATCGAGGTTCGTCGGAAGAACCTGGCGCCACCGCCTCGGCTCACGCTGAGCCAATGGGCGGCACGCTACGCCGTCCTGTCCCGCGAGACGAGCGCCCAGACTGGACGCTTCACGTCCTACGCCTATCAGGACGGGATTATGGACGCGATCACCGACCCTTCGGTGACCGAGGTCACGGTGATGAAGTCGGCCCGCGTGGGCTTCACCAAGGTGCTGGACCATGTGGTCGGGTACTTCATCCATCAGGACCCATCGCCCATCCTGGTGGTGCAGCCCCGGGTTGAGGACGCGGAGGACTACAGCAGCACGGAAATCGAGCCGATGCTCCGGGATACTCCGGCGCTCGCGGAGATTGCCGGCGACCTGAAGGCCAAGGACGCAAAGCAGAAGCTGCTGAAGCGAGTGTTCCGCAACGGCTCCTCGGTTTCGTTCGTCGGCGCTAACTCGCCTGGCGGCTTCCGGCGCATCACGGCGCGGGTGATCCTGTTCGATGAGGTGGACGGCTACCCCAAGGGCGGCGCGGGGCAGGAGGGTGACCAGATCGGCCTTGGCACCAAGCGGTCCGAGACCTTCTGGAACCGCAAGATCGTGAAAGGCTCCACCCCGACGATCAAGGGCGAGAGCCGGATCGAGAAGGCTTGGCTGCAGAGCGACCAGCGGCGGTTCTTCATCCCTTGCCCTCACTGCGGCGAGATGCAGCCCCTGGAATGGGGCGGGCCAGACACGCCGCACGGGATCAAGTGGAAACGCGACGACAAGGGGAATGGCGTTCCGGCGACAGCCTACTATGCCTGCCGGGCGAACGGCTGCGTCATTGACGAGGCCGACAAGCCGGACATGGTGGCCGCGGGGGAGTGGCGCGCGACGAACCCGGGCGGCAGTCACGCCGGGTTCCACATCTGGGCAGGCTACAGCCTGCACGTAAACGCCTCCTGGCCGAAACTGGTCGAGGAATGGCTGCGGGTGAAGGCGGACCCGCTGGAGCGGCAAACCTTCATCAACCTGGTGCTCGGCGAGCCCTACGAGGACCGCGGCGACAAGGCACTGGCGGAGACGCGGCTGCTGGCGCGCTGCGAGGCTTGGGACGCCGAGGTGCCGGACGGGGTGGCGATCATCACCGTGGGCGGCGACGTCCAGGACGATCGCATCGAGCTTGAGGTGGTCGGGTGGGGGCGGAACGAGGAGAGCTGGTCGATCGCCCATGAGGTGATCGAAGGCGATCCGGACCTGCAATCGACCTGGGATCTCGTCAACAAGTTCTTGCTGCGGCGCTGGAGCCGGGCTGACGGGCGGACCTTCGCGGCGTCTGCGGCCTGCATAGACAGCGGCGGGCACCATACGCAGCGGGTCTACAGCTTCGCCAAGGCGCGGCTGGGACGCCGGGTGTGGGCCATCAAGGGCGAGAGTGCCCAGGGCGGCCAGCGGTCACCGGTCTGGCCGGCGAAGCGGCCCACGAGCAAGACGAAGGCAGCCTTCCGGCCGATCATCATCGGCGTGAACGCCGCCAAGGACGTGATCCGAGCGCGGCTCCACATTGAGAAGCCGGGCCCTGGCTACATGCATTTCCCGGCGGACCGGGACGTCAACTACTTCGCGCAGATGACCTCCGAGCGATCGGTGGTGAAGCAGGTGCGGGGGCAGCGCTTCCGGGTTTGGGAGCTGCCTCCAGGCCGGGCCAACGAGGCGCTCGACATTCGGGTTTATGCCTACGCGGCGCTGTGCGGGCTGTTCCACTTCGGGCTGAAGCTGAACCGCTTAGCGGATGAGACTGGGGCGGCCGCGGAAGCGCCCGTCTCGCATGTGCCGGTGGAAGTTCCGGCGCCCGCGGTGATCGCGGCCGAGGCGGCCCGGGTTGCTCCGGCACCGCCGCAGCGGAGATCCGCCGGGTTCTTCAACAAGCGACCTGGTTATTTCGGGAGGTGACATGACGCGCACTGCCGAACAGATCCAGGCGGACATGGCGAGGATCCGTGCCCGTAAGGTCGCGGGCGTGGCGGAGGCCCGCCACGGCGATCGGAGCGTGAAGTTTGTGGACGCAGCGGCAGACGACCGGGCGCTGGCCGATCTAGAGGAAGAGCTGGCGCTTGCGCAGGGCGCTCCGCTCCGCACCCGCATCTCCTATCGCCGCGTGGTACTGCGCCGATGCTGAAGCATCGGGTGGATGGGGCGGTGTCGGTGTTCTCGCCGGCGCGCGGGCTGGCTCGTGCCCAGATGCGCGCCCGGGAGCAACGCGTCCTGGCCTACACGGCCGGGCAGCTCGCGCCGCGCGGCAAGGAATGGCA